CTGTTTCCATATTACCTGACATTGCGTCTAAGCGTGGTTCAAGGTGCTTATCAACAAGTGCTGTGGAGTGTTGCATTGCGTTACTGTACACGTTTCGTGCTACGTGTTCGAGGATGGGAGTTAGAGCGGACATGTCTCCCTGTTCTAAGCGGGCTGTCATCTCTGGGGGTAGATTCGCCGCGAAATTCATCTTATCCATTACGGGCGTTAAGTTATCATTAGATAGGAGTAGGCTTGACTGTGCAGGGGCTGCATCACCTTCCGTACTTGGAGTATCCCACAAAGCTGAGAAATCCGCAAGTCCTGATTTTTCTTCAGGCGGCTGACTTGTAGGGTCTAGCGGCGCACCCGATACGGGGTCGAACGCTTGCTTGGAAGCATCCTGTAACTGCGGTGCTGCCTGACCTTGTTGCCCTTGCTGCGGGTTAGCAGGCGCGGCGGCTGCTTGCCCTTGTGCTGGTGCCGCTGATTGTGCGGGTTTGCTAGCGAATATGTTTGGAAAAGCCATTATTTATCTCCTGTACTCTCGGTTTTTGCTGCGATTGTGTGCAGCTTACGTAAGTGCTGGGCAAGGTATATCTGACCTTGCGCGAAGGCACTAGCTGCCACCACGCGCATTGCTGCATCAGATATATTCTGCACCAACTCTACTTCGTGCTGTGCAACGAGTGCATCAGCTTCTAATGACTGTAAGAATGCAGTCATAAGGGGTGTATTAAGTAGCTTGCCGACTTCAGCAAGTTCCTCGGGTGTAAATGTCCAAAACGCGGGGCGTGACGAATCAAGCTGCATTACTAAGCTCCTTGTGGGGCGGCAGGTGCGCCGCCTTGTTGTGCTAAGGCTGCACGTTCTTGCTCAGCCTGCATTGCTTGTATAATAGGCATAGCCTGTGCTACAATAGTTTGCTTGTCCTGCTGCGTATACGCGTACTGTGCCAAGTTCTTAACACCACGTAAGCTCATTAAGTGCGCAAACATGCCGCCTACGTCGTAAGCACCCTTCAACTCAGGACTATTCTGCAAGAACTGCAGTGCCTGCTGCAAATCATCTGTACCCATAAGCTTAGACTTAGGCGTAAACCCGTCGCCAACACGGAACTCCAGCGCAGCGGATAGTAAGTCTTGCCGATTAACCTTGTATGTTTGCCCTGTACTAGGGTTAGTAATCTCAACCTCGTCCAAGTTGCGTAGTATATTGAATTTAAGGAGTTCCTTGAGCGGCTGAAACAGTTGATACTCAAGCATAAGCGCAAGTACGCGTGTACGTAAATCAGAGAAGTTTACAATAGAGTCAAACTCTGCCATTGTACGATTACCCTTCTGCGTCTGCCCTTGACGGAACGGGTTCAAGCCTGTAAGCATGTAGCTTAGCTGGATTGTCTGCTGCATGTCGCCTAAAGCCCCTGCTGTCGCCTGACCATCGAACGGTAACACGGTAGCAGCGTCCTTCGAGCTTCTACCTAGGCGCAATGCCTTGATTGGAATCTTCGCTGCAGGGCTTGTACTGTTTATGTCCATAGGGTCAACCATTTCAGGGTCGTAAATCATCCTATCGTTTAATGCGCGTTTCGCAGAAGCAATACGTACATTATACAAGTCCGATGCAGCACGCTGCAACGGGATTTGCGATTCTGCGGTGCTTAGGGTCTGATAAGAGAAACCATCTTCGTGTGGTTGGGAAATTAACACAGGTAACATGTCATGCGGCGTAGCTACGCGCTCCGCACTGATAAGAATACGCCCGTTAATCAGCTCAAACTTCCAAAGTTGCGGAGAGTTGCGGCGGGGAGCTTTGATATGATGTTCCGCAGGGATAATACGAGCAAATACTGTTACAAGCTCGTACATGTTAGATAAGTTAGGATACGCTGTTACTGCAGACCCAAACGAGCCTGTAGCAATGTAATCCTCCCAAGTGCCGCCGTTACGGAACACTTCGGATGTAATAAACTGCGAGATTTGAGGTTTCATGGTATAGGTTGTAGGATACGAGGACGTATCCATGCGTTCCTTGCCCTTTGTATAGTATAAACCATCCTCATTACTGAAGTTTAAGCGTGCATTAGACAAAGCATCCTTTGCATTCATAGAAGCATTGCGTTCGGAGAGTTCATTCAGCTTACGCTTTAGAAGATTACGGGTAATTAACTGAATATCCCCCGCGTATTCTGCGTCGTACGCATGGTCGGCAGGCTGTACACGGTAATCCCACAACGTATTGTAGGGGTCATAGCGGCGTAGCTTTGTTAAGTTATAGTCTTGTGTGGTATCACGCTTACCTTGCGCATCGTCCAATGCAGGTAAGAACGGCGGCAAGTTTCCCCAGCTCGTTTCTACAGCGCAGAAATCATACTTTGCTGCATCAGTAAACGCTAACATCAACTGACGCGCGTAACGTCCTTTAACGGCATGTGCGTCTATAAGAGACTCAAAAGCTTCTGCAACGGGCGCAACTTGCGCTCCCGAAGCTACAGGAAACAGGGGCGCACCGCTTAAATATACATCAGCGAAATACGCTCTAAGCGAATCCACTTGTGACACGATAAGTGGAATATTCACTCTGTCGTGCTTAGCGAGGTTATCAATATCAAGCTCTGCGGGGATGTCGCCTGCTTTCTGTGCTACGTAGCAAGAGTATCCTATGTCAATCGCACGTAATTTGTTCGTAAACTGGTCAAAATTGCGCTTAGCCGCGAGTAAAGAGTTTATGTATACTACAATACTGGCTTTTGCCTTCTCAGGTATAACGATTGAATCTACAGCCATTTCAAACTCCCAGTGTTTCCTTGAATACCTTAAATACGCTACGGTGGTTACGCCGACGCTACCGACTAAGCTCGCATCGAACCTGCTTACTTGTCAAGGGCTGCGTAGCCCATAAAACGCTAACGCGTTTTCTTCCTACTTGTCACTACGTGATTACACCCTTGTACAAGCACAGAACCGCTGCACGCGCGTCGGCAGGCGAAGTCTAACCCACCTGCGCTAGTTGTGCGAATAGTCAAGAGCATATGCCCGCGCGGGTAGTGCGCGTTGCACTCAGTCCAAGAACGTGTTGTTTTCCTGTACATGCACGCCCGTGGCACTACTTACTTGCTGTGCTTGTGGTAAGGAAATAAGCATATTACCGTATTCATTGCGGATGTCAACCCCATAAGCGCAACAATCCAGTATGTCATCAGGGTTATCCTTTTTGTCTAAGCGAAACGCGCGTGCTTGGAACAAGAACTGCCCGATTGCTGCCTTCTCAATACTGTATGTGTGTGCGTAAATCTCCTGAACAAGGACTTGAATCCTGCCAGTCTTATCGCGGTTTCGCGGTTTAAGGTCTACGATGGTAATGGTTTTGAACAAGCCGAGACTTCTAAGCTTCTGCTCGAAGTGCCACTTCAAAGCCTGCTGGTAGCCAACAGTCTCTACGCCAATCAGCGTGATACCGTGTTCCACTGCCATGCTAAGCGTTTTATCCACCACCTCACCCGGATTGAATGTGCCTGCAACGATTTCCCGTACGCTGTACTCCGAGTAACTCCACACACCGTGGCGCACAATGCAGTTATCATCGCTGTGTTTCCTATAGCCTGCAGGGTCAACAGTAATAAACTCTGCAATAGGAACGTCGTCTGCATCGTATACACACGCAGGTAAGTTGCCTTCAGGTAACAAGCTTGCTGCACCGCCGATTGGAATGTTCATTACCTCAGCAAACCAAATATCGCCCAAACCAAACGCGTCATCGTGCCTATACTCTTCCAAATGTTGCTCTACCGTAAACAATTCACCCCACAAAGGTGTCCAGTCACTCAATAGCGCACCCGTGACGAACGTTTCCCACTGTGGATGCAATTTCAGCTTAGCCAAAATGCAGTCTTCATTGTACATGTTTCCTACAAACACAAGAAACGCCCTGTGAAGGTTACGAGCCTTCACGAGCGTTGCTATCATCCAGTCCATAAGGGCTTTGCTTTCAGCTTTACTTACTGCGTTTTCCCTAGTCTGAATATCGTCCATCAATATGAAGTCAGGACGTTTATTGGCAATGTTCAAGCCGCGAATAGACGAACCTGCGCCTAATGCTGCAACAATCTTGCTCTTACCGCAAAACATCGCACGCTTTAGTCCCTTAGTATCCCTGCTTAAACTTCCCTTCCAAGAACCCCACACCTGCTCCACGATTTCACTACTAAGCATTGCGTCAACGTCTTCAAGAGCGTTCTGCGCTAAGCTTTCGTTAGCGCAAACAATGAGTATAAAATCGCAAAGGTCGTATAGAATACAATAGCACATAAAGAGCTTTATGAAGGTAGTCTTTGCGTGTCCGCGCGGTAGTCCCAGCGCGAACCTTAAACAGTGTTGCAGGGCTTCGTCTTTCGCCGCAGCCGCTGCTTCTTCGGGAGTCTGCGTGTTAATCTTTGAGTCCATATCCTTCAAAGTCTTAATAAAATGCGACCAAAGGAATTGGTAAAACGGAGGATAGGCTACAGTAACCTCTGTAGGTATCATCAAACTAGCAAAGAACGTCAAATCGCCCTGTGCACGCTCTATAATATCCGCAGCACTTATGTGTAAACCGCTATCCCCGTCTTGCATTTACTTCAAGCCCTTCAACACACGGGCAAGTCGGTCTAATGCTGCTTTATTTTCCTTATTTAGCGTTTTCATTTCATACCTCCTGCGTGTCCTGCGTGCTCACTGACATCTTCTTGTAAAAATCTTTCTGACTTAAAGACTGCATACTCTGGTCACCAATTTGTGTAATCTCATTGCGTGCATTCTTTTCCACTAGTAAACTCTGCTGTACAAAGGTTGGAAGCTGCACTGCAATAATCTGAGTACCCCCACTATCACCCAAAGCCTGCATTAACTGCCCTCGGCTGCGTGGATTGCACTTACTTACAACCTCTAAGGCTCTTGTTAAGTCCTTCATCTCCGCAGTACCAATCTGCCCTTCAATAGCAACCAACAGGCTATCTTCGACTTTATCGTACTTCTTCTGACTTAAAATGCGCCTAACGCCGCCCTCAGCACGTAACCGCTGCAAATGCTTCTGTACCAGCTCCTCGTTAAGC